ATGTCAACAAAATTCAAAATGAAAGTAAATAAAAAGGTTCCATACACAGTTATCAGAGACGGCATTTATACATTCCGCATCGCAGTACCGAAGCATCTTCGGGAAAAATACCGAGACCCGGAAACGGGCAAGCCACGCACCCAAATTTGGGAAACGCTGGATACGAGAGACCCCGACGAAGCTATTAGCAAAGTCGGTCCCGCTCTGTCCAAGTGGCGACGTCAATTCAAGTCGGAAACCATTCCGGCTGATGAAATTTCCTATCCAACTTTACAGCAGACGGCGGCAAGCTTTGCCGCACCATTCACCTACGCATACGCGGGGGACTTCCTGTCTGCATCCATCGAACATTCAATTCATATGTACAACGAGAGATACGAAGCAAAAAATATGATGAGCAATTTAAACAAACGACAGGTCGCGGCAATTGTCGGCGCGACGGAAACCCCTGCCCTTACCTTCAAGGCTGCATTCGACCGCTTCAAGCAGATTTGCCCGGATAAGGTACTTGGCAAAGACCCGCTTGAAACCAAGCGGTTTTGGCGGCGCTACGAAGAAGCAATAGAGGACTTCGCCGAAGAAATGGGCGACGAAGTCGATTGTCTGAAAATCGACAATGCCCTTGCCACTGAATACCGGAGCAAGCTTGTTGAACGGCTTGGCGAAGGCGAATTCAAGGCGGATGCAGCCAACAAAAAAATGATGTGGCTGAAGATCATCCTTGATGAGGTTTTCCGCGTCGATCACCCCGGCACACACAATCCCTTCAAAGACTTGAAGAACATCAAGGAAGACGATGCTGAAAAGCGACCGCCATTCACCGAAGCTGAAGTAAAGGCTATTCGGGCGGCGCTCGAAACATCGGGCATGTCCGACGAGGCGAAGGCGGTCATCCGCATTGGCGCTTGTACCGGCACGGGTGCCAAGGAACTGGCATGGCTCACCGCTTCGGATATCCATCTTGACGCACCGGTTCCGTATATCAGCATCGGCAAGAATGCTCTTCGCAAGAAGGTCAAGACCGGGGGAGACCGTCACCGCAATATCCCGTTAGTTGGCGATGCTCTTGAAGCAATGAAGGCGTTCCCGGATGGTTTTACGAGATTCCATCATCCCCGTGGACCACGCCAGATTAACCGCGCGATGTCCGAATTCTTCCGGAAGGTAACGCCGGGAAAAGGACACTACAGCTATCGCCATAGGATGGCGGATTTGCTGAAAAACTCAAAGTGCGATCTTGGCGTTCAGGCGTCGATTACCGGACATAAAATCAAGGGACATGCGACCTATTACGGCACGGAATATGACCTTCAATTGAAGAAGGACGCGATTGAAACGGCGCTGGAATATGCGGGAACGAAAAACAACTAACAACATATATGGCTGAAGCGAAATAGGCGGCGCGAATGCCGCCTTTCCATACAGAATGAAAGACGCCATATCCGACAGGATATGGAAATGAAACAACCGAATTTCACTTACGATAAGCTGATTGTAGACCACGAACTTAGGGCGGAGTTCTTCGCCTTTATAGACGACCAAAGGAAGCTGGCAATCAAACACGGCTTCTTCGATGCTGCGAAGATACACGCAATGAACGCCAAGCGAATGCGCGACGATCTGGCGCTATACGATTAGATAAAAGAGACGATCAAACAGGACAGGAGATTTCAGACATGAGCACACTCGTACACATTTTCTTGCTTCTCGGAATCGCGTTCTTCGCAACACAGCTTTGGGGGCAAGCCGCTGTTAGTTCATGGGCGGGCGCGGCGCTCCTGATATGGTTTGCCATATGGATTGGCGGACATCTGATTAAAGCACCACGAGCGCTGAACGAACTGGCAAGGGAAATCGATTGGCGCGCAATCAAGTTCTACCATGTGTGTGGGGTTGTTGCGGGTATCGCGCTGGTGATCCTGCTGGCAATCGCAGTGCCGGGAATGCTTGGCTTTCCTTGGCTGTCGAAGGCAATAATGCTTCAGGTCGCCCCTTGGCTTATCGGCACTATATTGGTCGGCTCGACCACATACGGCATTGCCAATGCGATCAAAGAGGAAGCGGCACAGAAGGCGGCTCGTGCGGCATGGGAAGCACGCGGAAAGACTACCGGAACCGAATACTGAAATGCAGCACATTTCCAATGCGAAACAGGCTGGTGGATCAAATCGCCAGCCTTTTCATTTTATCTCAAAATGGCACCGTGAAACGCCTGTGAAACAAGGGCTTCAAAATGCGAATTTGCGTTAAATGTGCCGGATGGTATCTCGGTATGGTAGCGCTCAATAGAAGTGCGCTCTCAGATTAAAATATGCTGGCGATCATATCCGAAGCCAATATCGCTCCACTTCTTGCCAATTACGGTTTCATCGTAGTTTTCGCGAAGATAGCGTCCATGCTTGTAGCTACTAAGGGTAATTCTTTCATCAGCGTATTGGCAACATTTACCAATCGTGGTGCCCGACATGAATCCAGCCAATGACGCTTCATATACGGTCGAGAACACACCCCAAGGCGTCTTATATGTCGTGACAACATGCCGATTGCCACTTGTCCGACCAGTCCCGCCGCTCGCCTGATGTCTGATGTTGTATGAAAAGTTCCCACTATCAAGAAGGCGCTGTTCCTTCTCTACCCTTTGTTCAGGGTCATCACAGTATTCCAGCACTCGAAATTCGAAGGCGCTGTTGCCAACATTACTCTTGTCGTAATCTGTCTGAAGTTTGTGGTTGGTATGTTTTCCACGCGACAATCTTCCGAAATGGTGATCACGACGCAAACCCAAATTTGCGGTTCTGCCGCAATATGCCATGTTAGTGGCGATGTGACGAATTTCGTAAATTCCACCCCTGCCTTTAAGGTCTATTTCAATTTCCATAAGTCCCTTTCCTGATGATTTCATTAGACAAAGAAAAAGGTCCGGTGCCTCTTTGGACAGTTCACCGGACCTTCGACCTTCTTCTATGAAATCAAACGGAATACGGAACCCAAACCAAATGCACATTGACCTTCAGAACCGAAGACCAATGTCCAAAGAGGTTATCAGTTCCGGAGCTATTTAGCATCCAAGGGCAGGGAAAATTTCGGCATCCGCGCATACATAGTAGATGCTCAATCAGTTCAACCTGTACATCATCATCGGTCTTATTCTCGCACTGGTCGCCACATCGGGCGGCTTTCTCCTGTACAGGCGAATTACCCTTGCCGAAATTGCCGTTCTTGAGCAACGGAACTCCACGCTAACGCTTGCGGTGGATCAGCAGACCAAGACGATTGAACAGATGGTGAAGGATGCCGAAGCGCTCGCCAACGCCAACAAATTCTTGTCGGATCGGATGACCGCAACAGAAGCAGCGTTCGTAGACGAATGGAGCGCGATAGAAGCGCTTGATCTGGCGTCGGGTACTGGTGAGCCGGGAGAACTGGAAAAGCGCTTGAACGACGAATTTACGCGGTCTCTCGACGCGCTACGGAATGCTACCGCCAGAAACAACGAAGCCGCCCAATGAGGCGGCTCTTTCGTTGGTGGTTATGGTTGATATGGATCAGTCGGCGATGCGGTACGCGTGTTCAAGCAGGTAAAGCGCAGCGTCATACTGTAATGAACTTTCAGGCGGGCGACCGTTGGCAATCTGGCGAACTACGTTCAACGCTTCGTTGCGTAGCTGTTCAGCGGTGATGGCTTCCGGCTTGGCGGGGGTAGCGGTCGAGAACTTGCCTTCGTTGAGCGCATTGACGAACTTTACCGCATCGCTGTTCGGTTCAAGCTCATGAAGCACCATAACGCCATCACCAAGACGCGTTCGAAGTTCGGCACAGACGGCTTTGTGGGCAGCGTTAAGAGCTTCTGTAACATTCGCGCGGGGGTCGCCGGAACAGATGATTTCGATTCTGCCGCTTTCCAGAACATCGGAAGCGGCGATGATCTTACCAATGAGAGAGACCGCAACGGTACGCTTGGCAAGCGTCTTGGAAATGGACTCGGCAACATCAAGACCGGTTACACCAGCCGGGAAAGTACGGATAGAACCATCGGGAAAGGTAAGGTGAGTGTTCGGGGTTTCGGTTGCGGAAAGCTTCATGAGTCCATTGAGGGCAGAAATTCCCGCCTTGGCTTCCTTCGTGAAAATCAGGTCGCAAACATCAAACTCAATAAGGGCTTCGGATGCTTCCCGGCGAAGATGAAACGGAGTGTCTTTATCTTTCATCACGGCGTATGCAAGCTTCGCCATTTTAAGAAGGGTGCTGTCGGTGTTGTTATGATTATCCATGTTTGAAATTTCTCCTGTTTGAAAATGAAGGTGTTCCGGCGCTGATCGCGGGATGTGCCGCATTGGATGATGTCCACCCTTTCAGCACCGGAACGGAATATTTAGAAAATTGGTGTGCTTGGCGGGGATTAAGCCGGGATTAAGCCGAATGTATCCGCGTTCTTCGTCGCGAAGTCTCTGAATTCGTCTTCGGTAATGAAAGTGACACGTTGACCTATCGCGGCACGTTTCTCATTGAAACAAGCCATCGCGATTTGCCGTGTCAGTTCCTTCTGTTCGGCTTCTTCCGGAGTCTCTGGATACAGATCGTTGATTAGGTCGTGGACAGCCGAAATGGTGCTGCCAATAAGACGCTTGGTCTCCATGGACACATCCGCTTCCGCATCGATAGCGCAACGAATTTCAGGGCGCTTGGTGAGCTTGCCGTCATCGGTATCAATGGTAATTGTGATGGTATGAATCATTTGAATTTCTCTCCTAATTGAAAATTGATTTTGGTGCTTGCGGCGGGATTACTCGGCGGGGTTGGCAGAAGTTTCGGCTTCTGTTTTGATCGCGTCGAATTCCACCCATATTTTCCGAACGATGCACTGCATTTCCGCAATCTCGGCTTCCCGCTCTGCTTTAAAATCAGGATCGGACTCGGCTTTGATTTGCCCTTCCCAATACGCTTTTGAAGAAGCAAGGTTCTCGCGTTGCCGTTCAAGCGCTTCCCCCCAAATGTCGAAGAAGTCCGCGTTAGTATTCTGTCGCTGATTCACGGCTTTTCGGAATCGGTAATAGCTGATTAATGCCACTACTGCGGCGCGCAGAAAGACCGCATGTTCGTCGTCTTTTTCCAGTTCTTCAACAATGTGCTCAATCTGTTTCAGAGATTGAACCCTATGTTCTTCCATGGTCAAAAATTTCGGTTGGCTTGGCACGTGAAATGTTCTCCTGTTTTAAAATGAAAAAGGGTTCAGATGCGCCGGTCGGAATGGCATCTGAACCCCTGATCAAAGAGACATTTAACGTAAAGGAATACGACTCCGATCAATGGCTAAAGGACTCTTTCGCCATCCGACCGGCTTTCGTCTTCCTTATGGTTTATTTAGTGGAATTCAAATTTGGGGGGCGGCATCAGTGAAGTGCCGCCGAATGGGTAATATTTAAATCGACATTTCGGCAGCAGCCGCGCGCTGTTGGGCACGTCGTTCACGCTGTCTCGCAACTTTTGCCGCACGCTTCGCATCGTCGGGTTTCTTGTCACTCCGGGTCTTGCGCGGCGGCTTCACGTATCCGTTCAGAGCCGGAACCACGAGCAATTCAGACGGCTTCTCAACACCGAATACTTCCCGGAGGTAGTCGGCAACAGCAAGATCGATAGTGATGAAGGTAAGGCGCTTGTCGCACTCGGAATGGTGCTTGCCGTCGCGGCTCGCTGTACGAGTGAAGAATTGGTACTGCATTTCACAAGCTTGGGCGACCATCAGTTCAGCGGGCGAAACGCCAGCGACCGCTTGCCAAATCGCGAAGTCCATGTTGCTCGGGCGAAGCGGTGCCAAGTGAACCGCAATGTGGTGATCTTGAAAGCCGTTCAGACCGACAGGGTTCGGGGAAATCACCTTCCCGTTCGGTGACTTCCAATACCAATCGTCTTTGGCACTCAGGGTGACAAGGTACTTCTCGTCAGGGAATTCGCGGGCAATGACATCAGCAACGGACTCTTTGAAATTCTCATAGCCGATGTTATTGGAAAGGTGACTCCAAGACACAAGGTCGCCTTCGTTCATATGCCGGAAGTCAATCAGAGGCGCTTTGTGTGAAAAGTCGTCATAGCGTTCGCCCTTGATTTCCGGATGCTCAACCCAATTCACCTTGTCCTTCCAATAGTGAAATAGCTTCTGATCGGGGAAGTTGGCACCCATGAACGTCACTGAACGGTAGTTCATCAGAATGGACGGTTGAAGCCACGCATAGAGGACAAGCCGCTTCTTCGACTCGTCCTGATCGAGCGACACACCTTCTTCATCCGGCAGTCCAGAACCGAAGTTGATGTAATTCTTTTCAGCGACGAACACGCGGTAGTGCCGGGAGTGAACCCGTTCGCTCACCTGAACGACATGTTCCTTTAGAGAGTGAGCTTGCGATTTGCCGGACTCGGCAAGCTCTGCCGTATCGTCGGTATCGATCACTTCAAGGAAGCCGGGAAACTCGCACGGCACTGCCTTGATCAGATTTCCAATGAAAGAGCGAGTAGCGGAAATGCCTTCGTTCAGTGTGAACTTCTCAACAGGGGACGGAAACTCGTCAACGATCAGGTGTTGATTGCGCGCTGGTTCAAGGTCTTGAAGAGCGACCTTCTGATTGATCAGAACAGTGCTTTCGCGCAAATCCTTACAATGACGGACGTACTGTTCGGTACAGGTCTTTGCCTTGCTGTTCTCAAGGCTGATTACCCGCGCCTTGATACCGAGTTCGGTAAGATCGCTATGCTGCTGCTTGGAAAGATCGTTGGTTTGCGTGGCTATGGTGAAAAAGCCGCCCGCACTGGCAATGTACTTGTGTGCGGAATATGTCTTGCCGCTACCGGCATGAGCATTAACGTAATAGAAGGTAGGCTTCTCAGTGGACATTATTCTTTTGCCTCTATGCTTAAAATAAAAAAAGGAGTTCAGGACCGGCTGGAAACGTCCTGAACTCCTTGCTTTCTATTTACGAGGCATAGAGTATTGGAACCGACTTGACCGACCTCGAAGAAATGAGAGTCAGTTTCCAGCCGATTCCTTTTCTTCATTTGTATTTAGTGATTTTCCTCCTGCCAATTGCGCACAGATCGTGCGTTTTTATTCAAAATATGGGAAATCTTTGTATTTTCGGTTCGGCAGGGCGGACGATAGTCCTATGCGTCAATGACGACTTGAACCGTATTTATAATATACGACGTCTTAGCCAATTGCGCAAGCATAAAGTTGAGCATCACAGTCAATAAAACTTGGTTTTGTTTCAACTTCTGCGAATGTGCTGATTACAACAGCAATGCGGCGGCTCTGACAAAGTGAAGACGGGCGCAATTCATGTTACCTGTTGGTAACTGAAGCATGGCTATCCTCTTTAATTAAAGATAATAAGTTGGCTTCACTTGCTTCACATGTAACAAGTAGATTCAATAGATGGTTGAATCAATCTATCTTCTTACAACTTGTTACAGCGAGCGAAGCGAGCAACACGAGCGAAGCGAGTGTTATCAATTCGATCATGAGACCTGATGAAACTGGTAATGAATCCATTCGTCATTGGTTCAAATGGAATTCCATCAGTCTCCATGTTCGAACAGTTGTGCCTTCGGCACCCCGCGTCCGGCTTCGCCGTCCACGGCATAACTGGTAGAGTACAAGTTACATTTGATCGGTATCAACCTGTATCCTTCCATTACCAATAAGGTATTCTAAAATTTTCCTGTATCCGGCTGATGGAATCCTGTCGTACCCTGCCATTACCTGCCGACACCTGTTGAACCTTAAGATACATCTGGATTCCGGCTGCCGTCTCTCTGCATTCCCTGCCGACATCTGCCGATCACTGGAAAGCCCCTGCCGTATCCTGTCGTACCGATCTGCATTCCTCTGTACCGTTCTGCCGACAATCATGGATACATGAGTTGCGCCCGTCTTCACCGGCTCATTCGGTTGTGCGCTATATGAACAAATTTTGAACTGGCTATGAAAAGCAACCACTAAATAAGCGCCAATACTTCTGCCGTTGATCACATTACGGGCGCGCCGCGCGTGACCGCCCGGAAACTCTCCGAAACCCGCCTGATCACAACAGCCCTGCCGCCTGTCCGACCGAATGCCCGAACAACAGCATCGCGGCAAACACTACCGTCCGAAGCACGGCGATCACGACGCTACAGACGATGGAAAAGCGCCCTACCGCAAGGGATTCATATCCGGGAAATCGCAGCTTCAGTTGATCGGGAATTTTCGAACTGGTCCTTGGCAATCGTCTCTCCTGTCTGAACTTCGGTTGCATATGAAAATAGTCAAATCGTGCGCAAATCCCAAATTTGGTTTGGCGTTGACCGGTGTTTTTGTCGGTGCGCTCCAAACAACTAACCCGCACGAGTGCTTTTCAGTCCAGTGGCTTTCTTGAAATGTTCCGGCAATGTGCGGTGCGCCTGTCGCCTATACCCGTTGTCCGACTGATCCACAGGCGACAGGCGACAAGGTTGTAGCTTTCGGGTCACCACAACCTTCCTCGTCCTTTATTTATCACGCACAACGTCTGTTGACCTTTGACATTCAACTGTTGTGGATGCTAAATACTGCTTTAACAGGAGTACATTTTCCATGAAGCAGTACATTACCTACATCCGCGTTTCGACAGCCGAACAAGGCAAGAGCGGTCTTGGTCTTGAGGCACAGACGCGGGATATCTCGCTTTACCTTGAGCAATATTCCGAAGTTCCATACGAGATAATCGGCGAATTCAAGGACATTCAATCGGGCGGTGATGATGATCGCCCGCAACTGATCGAAGCGCTTGCCCTTGCCCGCAAGACTGGCGCTGAATTGCTTGTAGCCAAGCTGGACAGGCTGTCTCGTAAGGTGTCGTTCATCGCTACCATTATGGACGATCCGAAGGTTAAGCTTCGCGTTGCGTCGATGCCGCATGCCGATAAGTTCTCACTCCACATCTATGCCGCCTTGGCAGAGCAAGAGCGCGATTTCATCAGCACCCGGACGAAGGCAGCGCTTCAGGCGGCAAAGGCACGTGGCGTGAAGCTCGGCGGCATGCGTGACGCCACGATGAAGCGCAATGAAGCAGCCAAGGCTAAGGCGGATAGGTTCGCTGCTTCGGTGCTGCCGTTGGTTCAGAAGCTCCGGGATGCGGGCGAAACACTACAGGCTATCGCCGACGCACTGAACGATGCGGGCAAGCAATCGCCACGAGGCGGACAGTGGACAGCGACCAGCGTCAAGCGGGTGATCGCACGCGCCTGAACGAAGGCGATAACGGGGGGCGGCATTGGGTGGCCCTACCCCCTTGTGCGCCCCTACTTCCTTATATGGTCGCGCGCAAAATTTTTGAGAATTTTGAAAAATCCGGACCAAACGAAAAGGGCGACCGAAGCCGCCCCTTTGCTGATATTCGGCTTTTCGCCTACAGATCGACGCTCTTGCGCGATTGAACCTGATCCTTCGGCTTCCGTCCACGACGCTTCTGCTGTCCTTCAGACCCCGATGCACCACCATATGTGTTCTCGATAAACTTCCGGAAATCGGTGTCTTTCTCGTCATATGCTGCCGATATCAGTTTGCTCACCAGATCGAGCGCCTTTTCCTTGCCTTCGACCTTCAACGGCTGGTTCAGCAGAGTGAACTTGTAGAAGCTGTCATTCTCCACCTTTACCGGAGACCTTCCCTTCACTGATCCCTTGTCGATTGCCTTCTTGATCTTCTCCGCATCGGCAACGAAAGCCTCAACAGCGTCGTTCTTCTGTTCGATATGCGCTTCAAGCAATTGGAGTCCGTTTGCCATTCTGTTTTCCTTTCAAAGGGCTTCCGTTCCTAAATAAGGGAAAAACTAATTCGCAGAGAAAAGCAAGCGTGAAAATCAAATTTGAATTCCCAAATGGCTACAAAGCCGAAATGCAAAAGGCGCGTGACGACAACGATTTTGACGCGTGGGTGATCCGCAAGTTCACCCGTCCAATTCGCCCGCTTATCAGTGAGCCATTCGACATACAAATTGATGCCTCTCATTTCATCATCGATTTTGCGACCGATGAAGACGCGGAAGTTTTTCTTACGCTAATCGGAGGACGAGTCGTTGAGTGACGAAATCGATAATGAGACCGGCAATGAAATCAAGCTGGACGTAATTCCATCACCGCCAAAAAAGAAGGGCGGACGTCGCAAGCGTGCTGTATCCGAGAAAGAGCAAGAGCGCTGGAATTCGCCTGAATGGCACGAGCACCTTAAGAAGATTGGGCGGCAGAAGGGTGATCCGAAGGTTCCCGGTAGCGGTCGCAGAGCCACACCCAAGGAAACGAAGGAATGGATTGCCGGTAAGTCGATTGATGTCGCCGAATTCATGTGGGATTTGATGAACGACGATACTCAGCCGATTAAAGAACGTCGCGCGGCGGCTGTCTGGCTTGGTGAAATGTCTATGGCGAAGGCACCGACCGAATCCAAGGTCGAAGTGAACCATACGCACGATATCCCCGCGATGCTTCTTGAAGCGCAACGCATGGCAACATCCAAGCTGATCGATGTCACTCCGAAACCAAAGGTTATTGAGGATGACTCGGATGCTTAGTTGGCTTGCTGCTGTATTGGCTTGGATGTCTGCTCACGGGTTTGACCCGCAAACACTAATTGCCGGGTTTCTTGGTGGTATCGTCCGCTCATTCGTCGCTCGTGTAGGCACCATCACTGAACGCATTTTCAGTGGTTTCACCGGTTGTGCGTTCGCAGTCTATTTCGGTGCGAGCGTGGCGGCAATTGTCGGCATCCCGCTTGCTTCAGGATGTTTCGTTGCTGGCATGTTGGGCATCTACGTTGCGGAAACGCTGGTTAATGTCGCCAAGTGGTACGTCAACAATCCCGGCGCGGCACGTGATCTGCTGATTAAGATGCTTTCGAAGGGTAAGTGAACCCAAATCGAGTGAACCGCTTCATTTCCTAAATAGGGAAATGAGCAAACAAGAAAGCATTCAAAAGCAAGCCGAAGAATTTGCGTCTCTAATCGCGCTTTACCGCGAAGACATCGAAGTTTTCGCGAAACAGGTTTTTGGCTTTACCCTAAGCCCCAAGCAGACAGAGCTTTGCGAAGCTTTCCGCACACATCGCCGCATTTCCTTCAAGGGCGGCACGGGTTTTGGTAAAACCTTCGTATTGGCAACCTGCTTCTGGTGGGCACTCATTTGCCATGACGAAGTCCAGGTCTCCATTCTTGGTCCTTCGGAACCGAACCTACAAGCCACGTCATGGAAGGAGATTCTGAAGTTCCATGACAGAATGGTTCCCCCATTCAATCAAGCCTTCGACATTGGCGCGAAACGCATTTCTCACAAAAGGAACCCCGCATCCTGCTTCGGGGAATACCGCCTTGCCAATAAGGACAGCGTTTCGTCCATTCGCGGTATTCACATGCGCAACAACTTCGTGTTTGTTGACGAAGCGACCGGTGTTGATGATGAAGTGTTCATTGAAGGTCTTGGCGGTATTTTCGCCGACCCCAATCCCAAGCTTTGTATAATTTCGAACCCTTCCCGCGCGTCCGGCTACTTCTGGCGCACTTGGTGTGATCCCGACCTTTCGAAGATTTACACCCATGTTCACGGGACGTTTTGGGATAGCCCGAACTACGATCCCGAAACCTTCGATGAGACAGCCAAATCTTACGGTGGTCCGACGTCGCGTGACTATCGCGTGATGATCGAAGGTGAATTCCCGCTAACAGACGTGGACGGGCTTATTCCACGAGAATTGATCGATGCGGCTGTTCTCAACGAAGATGCTATTCCCGCCGACAACGTCCCGATTCTTTGGGGTCTCGATCCGGCATCCGCTGGTAAGGACTCGTCCGTGCTCGCAATCAGGCACGATAACAAGGTGCTTGAATTCAAGCAGTGGCAGGGACTTAACCCGACACAACTCTCAGAGAAGGTTAGAGACCTTTACCAGCAGACACCGAAACACCTTCGACCGGCTGTCATAGCGGTTGATGGAACGGGCTTGGGTAATGGTGTTTGGTCAAATCTCAGGGATTGGGGACTTCCGACCTATAACGCGGTTTACAAAGGCAAACCGACACGCAACCCCGAAAAATACGTCTCCTTCAAGGATCAGATTTATTGGGAAACGCGCGACTGGTTCGCATCGGAAAACGTCTCTATCCCGAATGAGGCGAAGCTCATCGAAGAACTTGCATCGGTCCAGTACGACGACACCAGCGGTAAAATTAAGATTGAGGAAAAGAAGGCAACCAAGAAGCGGATTGGACGTTCTCCCGACCATTTCGACGCTCTTGCTTTGACGTTCTCGGTTTCGAAAACGCGTTATGCCAGCAAATATTCGTGGTCTCAGCCGATCAAATACGACTGGCTTCAGTCTTACGAGTGAACGTGTTGATTTCCCTAAATAGTCGTAAATTCCTCTCAGCAGAGACAGTTTATGACTAACGAAGAATCCATTCTCAATTCGATTACTCCCCAATTGAAATCCGCCGTCAAGTGGTCAAACAGCCACATTGCCAACAAGCAAGAGCAAGCGCTTAAGCACTACAAGCGTGAAGCTCTCCCCGGCGATGACAAAATAAAGGGCAAATCGAAGTGGGTTTCACCGAAGGTTCAGCAGCACATTGACTGGCTTTCTGGACAGCTTATCCGCATTTTCGATGCTCCGGAAAACGTCGTTGAATTTTGCGGTGTTGGTCCGGAAGATGAAGCGATTGCTCGCCAGCAAACCCAAGTCGTCAATTGGATTTTAAAGACAAAGAACAGCCATGGCGCTTATCTTCAGCCGTGGATTCAGAATGGTCTTCTGACTGGTCTTGGCGTTGTTACCGCCGAATTCGAAACTTACACCGAAGAGTCGCTTCCGCGTCTTCTGAAGAGCGTTCCCAACGAAACTCTTGTATCGCTGTATGAGGAAGAGCAAGCCGGACATATCATCATCGAAGAACTCGGAAAGGCACAGACGCAACCCGGACCAATGGGCATCGTAGAAACGCGCGACGTGAAAGTTCGAACAGTCAAGCGCATTCCCTGCTTCAATATCCTATCCGTAGCTCCTGAAGATTTTATCGTCTCGAAAGACGCCAAGTTTGACAACGAAACGGGCGGTATCGCGGCGAAAATTCAAGGTCACCGCAAGACTTGTACCAAGGCTGATCTGATCGAATGGGGGTATGACGCGAAGAAGGTCAACGCCCTCCCCGATGCGTCCGACAAAACGGACGGAATCGCGCTTGAAAGGAGCAAAGACCTTGCCGGTGAACAAGGTGTCGGTCCGGACGATGTCGAAGTCTACACGGTCTACACGAAAATCAAAGCTGGCAAGGGCGAGAAAGCACGTCACTACCGGTTGACTATCGGCGGCGACCTCGAAAACCGCCCTGTACTGCTTGATTACACCGAAGTTAGCAAGTTTTACCCGTACGCGGCTTTCTGCCCGTTCCCCATCGCGGACACCCTGTTTTCACTTGGTGTTGCGGATCGGCTTGCCGACGATCACATTTTGATTACGCGGATGTACCGCAATGTGCTCGACAACCTGTCGCTACACGTCAATCCGATCAAGATCGTCAACCCCGATACGACGAACATCGATGACCTTCTAAACTCGCATGCTGGACAGATTGTCCGCTCGCAAGACCCGACAGGCGGCATTTCCTTCAATGTTCCGCCGTTTGCTGGTGCGGACGCTATCCCCGTAATTGACCAACTGTCGCAATCGCTGGAATTCAGCACCGGCACTGGTCCGACGATGATCGGAGTGAACGCGGAAGATTTCCAGCGCACTTCGGCGACCGCCGCAAACCTTCGTTCGAACGCGTCTCAGCTTCTTATCGAGAACACCAGCCGGTTCTTCGCTGACACTGGCTATAAGTACCTCGTCAAGATCGTTGTCGATTTGCTTATTCAGAAGCCGGAAGAAGCCGCCGAACTGGTTTCCCGATTGACGAACCAAGCCATTCCGCTGGACGAATTCAGCACCGATTATGACGTGGCAACGTCCGTCGCCTTCGGGGTTATGAGCCGTGACCAATCAGCCGCTCAGCTTACGAACATTCTGAACCATCAAATGCAACTGCTGGGCACGCCCATCGTGGCACATCAGCAAGTCTATGCAACTTTGGCGAAGCTTGCCGAAACTACAGGTTTCAAGAACACCGCGTTGTTCTTCACTGATCCGTCTACCCTGCCGCCCCCGCCGCCGCCCCCGCCGCCCGTCGATCCGAACGCCGGATTGATCGAAATGGAGAGGGTGAAGGCGCAACTTGAGGCCCAAGCCGCCGATGCGGACCGTCAATTCCAGATGGCTAAGCTTGCCGCTCAACAGGATTTCGAGCGCGATAAGATGGCGCAGGACTTCGCTCTTCAGAAAGCAGAGATAGAAGCCAGATATGCCGCACAAGTCGAAGTCGAACGGCTGAAGCTTGAACAGTCGATGCCGCGCGATCCGATGGGGAATTTCCAATGAAAAACGCAGCTACAATCGACAAAGCCAAAATCGCGAAACGCCTTCAGGAAAACGAAGATTTCAAGCTGATCATGGACAGCATTGAAAGCGACATTTTCGCGACCTTTAAGGCTGTAGACATCGGCGATAGTGAAAGACTGGCGAATATTCATGCGCTGTCACACGGCTTCAAACTCGTAAATGATCGAATCGCTAAATATGTTGAAGCGGGAATTTTTGAAGCGCGAAGGGACGAACTTTCTGAAGAATAAAATGCAGAAATATCCTTGTTGGGCATCATTTTCGCTAAATAAGTCAAATTGCAGTTTAGGAATTTTATAAATAGAATGGAAGAAGAAGCAATAATCCCCGAAACGGGAACTGCCGACCTTAGTATCAATGACGCGGTTGATATGCTCAACCGTATGGACGACATGTCGGAAGACTCCTCTGTAGAGCACACGGACGACAATGTTGAATCTGAACCTGCATCGGAAGAAACCGATGTAGAGACACCGGATAACGAAGCCGAACAGTTTTTCGAAATCGATGGCAATCAAGTCCCGCTTTCGGAAATCCGGGCAAGTTATCTGCGACAGGCTGACTATACACGCAAGACTCAGGAACTGGCTGAACAGCGTAAAGCTTACCAGCTTCAGCAAGTCGATATCAACGAAGCCAAACTGGCAGCGCTTCAGGGTATCGAACAAGCGAAGGTGGAACTCAGGGCAATGTTTGCGCAAAACCCTGAACCGAATTGGGAAGAACTTCTTCGTGAAGATCCCCATTCGTTTATGCTCGCTCAGTACGAATGGCAGAAGCGCGAAGCAGCGGTAAAGGCCCTGTATGAGCAGGAAATGTCTCTCAGGCAGCAAACCGAAGCTTACGAGAAGGAACAGCATCAGCTTACCCTTCAAGAAAGCCAGAAGCAGTTCTTACAGAAATATCCCGAAATGCGGGATCGCGCGAAGTCGGCAGAAGTCCTTGGCGAAATCACCGGTCTTTTGATCGATAATGGTTTCTCAAAGGAGGAAATTCAGGGTGTGTCTGACTGGCGTATTGTCGGACTTCTTTATGAGCTTAACAAAGCGATCAAGTCTCAGAAAGCAGTTTCGGAAATCGTTCCGCAGTTGGAGAAGACAAAGCCGCCGATTTCGGTGAAGCAGCCTTCTTCGAAGGGAAACGGTCAAGCCAATTCAGCCAAGACCCAATTCAACAAAACCCGTTCGGTTAATGATGCCGTTGCGTATCTTAACTCACTTTAATTCTCTATTGAGGAAAGGAAATGCCTACTCTTACTACTAACCAGTTGACTAACGCTCGCGAAGACCTCTCGGAAGTTATCTCCAATATCACGCCGACCATCACCCCGTTTACCACGCTTATTGGTAAAGGTAAGGCGTCTAACCAGCGTCATGAATGGTTCCGTGAATCGCTCGCCGCTCCGAACGCAAACAACGCGCTCGCTGATGGCGCTGTTGCTCCGGACGCAACGTCCACGATCCCGGAAAAGCTGTCGAACATGACTCAGACCTTCGCCAAGACGGTCGCTGTTTCCGGTTCGGCTCAAGCCTTCAAGACGGTTGGTGCCAAGAACGAACTGAATCGCCAGCTTGTTAACAAGGGTCTTGAAATCCGCCGTGACGTTGAAGCTGCTTTCATTTCGGCTAACCCGTCCGACTCCAGTTCTACCCGTAAGCTTGGCGGTGCCATTGCTTGGGTGAAGACGAATGCCGACGTAGGCGATACCGGTGCCGTCGCTGGCTACTCCGGTGGTGCTGTTGGTGCCGTTACTGCCGGTACGAACCGTCCATTTACGGAAGACATGCTTCTTGACGCTCTTGAGGGCATCTTCGTGAATGGCGGCACTCCCAAGAAGGTCATGACCGGCACTGCCATGAAGAAGAAGATTTCTTCGTTTGGTATCTCGCAGAAGCAGCAGAACGCAAAGGACAAGACCAACCATCAGGCGGTTGACCTTTACGTTTCTGACTTCGGCACGGTCGATCTTATCGCCCATCCGTACTGGCAGGTTTCGACCGCTGTTCTGGCTTTTGACCCGGAACTTTGGAACGCTGCCTACGCGCGTTCGTTCGAAAAGAGCGAACTCGGCAAGACCGGTGACTTCGACGCTTACCTTCTCACCACGGAAGTTACGCTTGAGTGCATGAACGAAGCCGGTAACGCGTCGATCCTCGACGTTAATAGCTAATACTTTTAGCGACCTTAGAGCCGATAATAATCAATCATAAAAGGCACAAGGTCATGGAAAGAGCCTCTTCGGGGGCTCTTTCTTTTTGCCGTCTGAAATGTCCGCGAACCTAAATAAGAACAAAAACAATAGGTGGACGAATGAACACTCTTACTGCCGGGGATTTGGTCCCGGATGGCGCAACGATCATTGTAGAGGACAACGCCGATTATACGGTGATCATGACGCGCGAAGGATCGAATATCCGCACTACTACAATCACAAAAAGCGTTCAGGCTTTGATTGATCAGAATGCCGCTGAAGCCGCCGATTTCAACGCTACCGGTAAGTTGTCCAATATGGTCAAGGTCGCTGGAATTCCCGCCGAACTGTATTTCCAATGGTTAAGAGAAGGAATCGTTGACGATCCAAAAGCCCTCGCTCGTCGCCTCAATGACCCGGATTACGCCAAGTTCCGCACCAATAGCTTAAAGGTGTAAGCCGCATGACCTATGATGAGCTTCTTGAAACAATCACTTCTTACACGATTGACGACAGCGTTCCCGTAACAACGATGATCCGAGTTGCTGAAGCCGCTCTTCGACCGATTGCCAAGCACTATCTTTCTGAAAAGACCGAAACGCTTTTCGTGGTCGATAGTGTCGCTGAACTGCCGTCCGACTTTCTGGAGATGCGTGCGATCACCGGAGAAAGCGGACAGACGTACAAACCGATTGCTCCCGCCAATTCGGACGTCTTTGATGGGCAGGTTGGCTACTATCGAGTTGGTCAAAGCCTCACCTTCGTTCCAAGCGCATCCGGTGAAGTAGACGACCAAGTAAGCATTGCCTATTGGACATCGTTCCCGGCGCTCACTGACATTCAAAGCAATTGGCTGTTTGATCGGTTCCCGAACATCTATCTTCGGGCGGTTCTGAAGGAAACTTACCGTTGGCAGAAGGACGCCGCTGGCGTTGCCATTGAAGATGCCGCCCTGAAGGAAGAACTCTCCATTCTTGCCGAAGACGACCGTCGCGGACGCCAGACCGGCCCCATCATTTGGGAGTCGAGAACTTGGCAGTAATCGACATCCCGTTCACGAGCTTCACGCCCGATCTTCCATCCCTGAACAATCCCGGTCTCGTTAAGGCGCACAACTGTACCCCCGGTCTTGGTGCCGGTGCTGGTGCGGTGACGCTGTTTCCGCTCAAGTCCGCGTCTCTCTACAGCAATACGGCAATGGACAGCCGTCCGCTTGGATCGGCAATCGGGCAAGACCAGAACGGCAATGCGAAGGTCTACGCCGCGAACGCGAGCAAGATTTACAAACTCAATCCGGCAGATCGGCAATGGACCAACATCAGCCGCGTTGGTGGATATAGCACGACCGATAGCGAGTCTTGGGAATCGACTGAATTCGGTTCTCTCCAAATTTTCACGAACTACAACGATGAACCCCAATTCATCGACATGAATGTTGACACGCAATTTGCCAACCTTACCACGTTGGTGAAAGGCAGATATATCGCCACACACAAGGGTTTCGTCATTCTCGGAAATACATGGGACGCTATCGACGGCGGAATCCCTTATCGCGTCCGTTGGAGCGGCTTGGAGTTGCCTTCAGAGTTCGCGTATTCAGCCGCTACCATGGCTGATTTCAACGATATCCACGGCTTCGGTGCTATTCAGGGGCTTGTAACGGACGACAGTTGTTACGTGATCCTTCAGCGCGGTATAGTTCAGATGAGCTTTGTCGGCGCACCTTGGGTCTTCCAATTCACGGACCGCGTCGTTGGTAAGGGTTGCTCTGTTGCTGAATCCATCATCACTGTAGAGGGAAAGCACTATTTTCTTTCGGATGACGGTTTCTACAAACTTGAACAAGGCAATTTGACCCCGATTGGTATCGGTAAAATTGACTCTTGGTTCCTCGACAATGCCGACCTAAGCCAAGCGAAATTGATGACGGTTGCTGCTGATCCGCGCAAGACCCTGATCTATTGGCAATTCGTCTCCAAAGACGCCGTAACGGGCGCTCCGGACTTAATGTTGGCGTACAACTACGTCACTGGCGAATGGACGACTGCCGACGCAACGACAGATTTCATTTTCAATAGCGTGAGTTTGCCTTGGACAGTTGATCAGTTGGACGCATTCGTTTCAATCGATGCTGTGCCCGCTTCCTTTGATGATCCGATTTGGGCGGGAGGCAATTCGATGCTGTGGGGCTTGAGCGCTACCGGTGCGGTCCATTCGTTCGGTGGTCCCACAATGGAAGCATCAATTGAGACGCGCGAAATCCAGCTATCCGACAACATCCCTAATGAGACTGGCGCAGATATAGCCATTGTCAATGCGGTTCGACCAATCTTCAAAGGCGGCGGCGCAACAGCGAGAATTCAAGTCGGCACGAAAAATCTTCCGAACGAAGACATGTCTTGGTCTCCTTTGAAGGAATGTAACTCCTATACAGGTTTTGCATATGTCCGGTCTCGCTCCCGTTACCAGCAGTTTCGCATTACTCTTTCGGGTGAATGGTCAAGTGCTTCTTCTCTGGAAATCGACGGACAAGCAGCGGGAAAACGCTAAGGCAAACACGTATTTTCCCTAAATAGAACCAAATGGAAAGCGTTTATAATCATGCGGATTCCCGCCAAGTAGCTGATAAACTGAATTTTGTTATCCGGATGCTTAACGGCATGAGCGGGGGTTCAATAACTCTCGCAAATTCGGTCACCACCACGACCGTAATAAATGCAGCCGTCACACCGGATAGCGAGATCAATTTAACCGCTACCAGCGCCGCCGCTGCCACTGAAAACCCTTGGATTTCTTCGAAATCTAACGGAAGCTTCGTCATTACGCATGCGTCCGCGACCACCACCCGAACATTTGACTACGTGGTGTTTGCGGTATGATCAAGCAGTTCGGTTTCAGCGAAGATGAATACGCAAGGGTTCGTGGTTGGCTTCTCTCAGCATTGGAGATTGCCCCCGGTCCTTTTGATGAAGCTGAATTGCTCGTCAAATTGCGCGCTGAAGCATGGCATTTGATCACTACGGATCATGCGGCATCTGTCGTTGAACTGGTCCGCATTGACGGTGAATTGATCGGCAATGTGCTGTTGATCGGTGGTGAGAAGGGCAAGGCTCTTCGGGAAATCATCGCGGCACAAAAGCAATTCTGTGAATTCCTCAAACACGAGGGCTTCACAAAACTGGTGGGAACTCCCCGCAAGGAATTTCATAACATCCTTAAAGCCCAAGGCTTTGAGCAAGAACAAAAAGAACTCGTTAAGAGGCTATAATGACAAGCACTCCAAAGGAAAGTACCACCAAAGTTGAGCCGTGGGATGGGGCGAAGCCGTACCTTCTCGAAAACTACAAGAAATTCGATGAACTGATTAAATCAGGTGCGCCAAAGCAGTTCGAAGGCAGCACAGTTGCCAATCAGTCCAACGCAACGCTTGACGCTCTGAACGGCACTGAAAATCTTGCCCGAAACGGCAATACGTCGGCACTCACCAACGCGACGAATGCCGTGAATGGAGTGATGACGCAAGGGACAAATACCCAAGCGAATTCGACGCTGTCTCAGCTTCAGCAACAGATGAATTTCGGCACCAATCCTACTGATGCGATTGCCAAGGGTATCGCGAACGGTTCGACCGTTGGGCAGAACTATACGAACGCTGCTGCTGGCACTGCCGCTGGTCTACAGGGCTATCAGAATGGTGCCATTTCTCAGTTTCAGGGAATGGCGAACTATCTGAATCCGGCTCTCGCACAATCGCAGGGTTACGGCAATTACACCAATGCGGCGGCTGGTCTACAGACCAATCAGGCGAACAGCCTTGCGCAAGGCAACAACCCCGCAATGGACTATCTGAAGAATACGGCTTCCGGTTCAAACATCGGTAACAACCCGTACCTTGACCGCATGGTCAATCAGCAACAGGACAACATTGCCGACAAGCTGAAGAACGTCACCAATCCGGGAATCGATAGCCAAGCCGCTGCGATGGGTCGCATGGGTTCGGGTGCATTCGCTCGCCAACGGAACTCGGCAGAACAGACGGCAGCGAATGAAATGGGCAAGGTCGCAACCGAGATGTACGGAAACCAGTACAATCAGGACGTCCAGAACCAAATGAACGCTGCTGGTCAATACGGCAACTTCTACAATTCAGACGTTTCCAACCGGATGAACGCCAATCAGGCGCTTGCCGGTACGGACGCACAACAGCAGCAGTTGCGACAGGCTGGCACGTCCCTTTATGGCGATCTTGCCAACTCGCAGCAGTCTCAGCGCCTTAACGCGACTAATTCGTTGTCGAACGCCTATGACTCTCAGCAAGCGGCAAGGCTTGGCGCGAACGCGAACTACGCGGGTATTCTGGATAGCCAGCAATCGGCACGGCAGAACGCGCTTAATTCGAACCGTGATTTCCAGTTGGCTGGCGCAAATCTCGCATCGAACAATTATCAGAACAACATTGCCAACATGCTTAGCGGCAATAACCAGCGATTGAACGCCGCGAATGCTGCGAACAATCAGCAGAACGCGGTTGCCGATCAGCGGCTTAATGCGGCTGGTATGGCTGGTCAAACCTACGCCAACCAATATCTGCCTTATCAGCAGTTGGCAGGCGTAGGCGATGCCAGAGACACGCGCGCTCAAGACGTTCTCAACGCGGAAATTGCGAAGTGGGATTACGATCAGCAGCTTCCAATGCAGAACATTGCCAACTTCACAAATCTGCTTAACGGCGGCGGCTATTCGAACACAACGACTCCGGTTTATTCGAACACGACAGGTCAAGTGCTTGGCGGTCTTTCGTCGCTTGCCGGTCTCCTTTCACTCTGCGATGTACGGACGAAGGTCTTCCATGAATTCCTTGGTTACATGCCCGCTATCAACGGTGAACGTGTCGGAATGTACCGCTTTTCCTACAAGGACGACCCGACCGGTGAACGCCACGTTGGTCCGATTGCTCAAGAAATTGAAGCGAAGATTGGCGGCGGTACTGTCGTTGAAATCGATGGCATTAAATACGTCAACATCGAAGCAATGATTAAAGAGGTTGCCTAATATGGCTGGCATTTGGGATTTCCTAAACCCTAATAAAAAGAAGAAGCCGACCGATCAGGTTAACGCTCTTGAGGCGGTGGTTTCCCCGAAGCCGCAAAACTTCCTGTCACAATTCCTGCCGGAAGACCCTGACAAGCGTGAAGCACTGTCCAAAGCCTTGATCATGGGCGGTGCTTCGGCAATGGCTGCTGGTGGTCCGTCCGACAAGCCGACAAACCTCTTGTCGGTGCTCGGTTCCGGTCTTGCCGGTGGTGTTGGCGGCTACGATGAAAGCCTTACTAATGCGGCAGACGCGGCATACAAGGGTGCGGCTGTATCGGCGAATGCGCTCAAGATGCAGCAATCCGCGCTTGGGCAGAACCTTCAGGAAGAGTTCTTCAAGAAGTGGGGTTCGCCCGGACCGGGAGGCTATCCCCCGGAAGCCTTGTACGATTTACAGAAGATGCAGTTGGCAACCGGCGACGAAGAGTCGGCTCGTGCCACACAGAAGCAGATTCAGCAGCTTCAGCAGAGCGGTGCGGAAAAGGGCTTCATCATTGGCGAAAGCGGCTTCCAGCTTGCCCCCGGCTTTGGTGAAAGTCTCTACGATACCAAGAAGGCAGAAAGCCTTGGCAGCGCTGTTGGTCAAAATGCCGAACTTACGGCTGATGTGAAGAACTTCACCTACGGTAACGAAAATCCGGACTTCCGCACATACGAGGATCAACAAGCCAAGAACAAACAGACCGTCGTCAATATCGGTGATCCGAAAAGCGGCGACGTCTGGAAAGCGATGGACACTGATCGTCAAAGCGTCGTATCGGCACAGAATGCCTTAACGTCTATCCAAACTGCCCGACAGGCTCTTGCCGGTGCGACCACTGGTTTCGGTGCCGACTACGTCCTTGCCGCCCGTAAGGCAGCAGCGGCGCTTGGCGTTGGCGACACAGAAAGCATTACCGACACCGAAACCCTTCGGGCAGCCGTTGCGCCTCTGGTAGCGACGATCCTCAAAGATACCGCTGGTACGGCGAACTTGTCTGATGCCGACCGTGCGTTTGCGGAAAAGGCTGCTGGTGGTTCAATCGAGTTGGATGCGACATCTATCGCCCGTATCCTTGATATTCAGGAAAAGGTTCAGCGCTCGAAAATCGAACGGTTCAAGTCGAAGGTCGATGCGGTTTACCCGGACATTGACGGTAACCAGCAGAACCGGAGCTACTTCCTTTCCGGCATTGAAACCCCCGCCCCTACCGCTGATCCGGATCAAACGTCGTCCGTAACTAATAGCGCCCCTACCAAGACTGGTCGTGCGCCAGTGATTTCGAGCAAGGCGGAATTTGATGCTCTGCCAAGCGGCGCGTATTTCGTGAAGGACGGCAAGCGCTACAGGAAACCGTAATGGCTAATTTCATCACATATCGAAACCAAGGCGCTACCCGTAACCGACCGCTTGACGAAGAGCTTGTCAAGCGGCTTGCCTATCTCGAAAAGATGGGCATCACGGTTGAAGTTTTCAGCGGTGGTCAACCGACTGCTGAAGAAGGCGGTCCTCGCACCGGCAGCACGCGGCACGACCACGGGCATTCAGGCGACATGTTCTTTTACCGTGATGGGCGGAAGCTCGATTGGGCAAACGAACAGGATCGTCCAGTTTTCGAAGAAATCGTGAGGCGCGGTAAAGAGGCTGGCATTACCGGCTTCGGCGCTGGTCCGAACTACATGCAGCCGGGAAGTATGCACGTCGGGATGGGCAATCCCGGTGTTTGGGGTGCTGATGGTAAGGGCGATAATGCTCCGGAATGGCTTCGTGCCGCTTACAATGGCGCACCAAGCGGCAAACCCGATGTTGTCGCCGAAGTCGTCGCTGCTGCGAATAAGCCGGAACCTGCTTCACCACAGATTCCCATCCTTGGACAAGCACAAGCGAACGCACAACCGCAACCGCAACCGAAACCCGAAGAGCCGAAATCCAACAACGGAATCTTGGTCCAGGCATTCAACAAGCTGACGGGTTCGAACGTCCAAGTTCCCGACAAGATTTTCGGCGCTGAAATTGACGACATCAATAAAGGCTTTGCCGGACTCGGTGACTTTGCGAAGACCATCACTGAAAACGATCAATCCATAAATAACCAGATACAGGCATCGGCACGGGCTGCTTCGGGAAACCGAAACGTTACGCCGGTCGAACTCCAAATGTTGAGTAGCTATCAGCCGATGTCGAAGAAGAAAAGGAAAGGAGCACTCTCCGGTTTAGGGGGTTATTTCGTCTAAGATGGGTCCAAATAGTAAGAAGAAGAACGATGATTGGCTGAATGGCGCAATCCCTGTATCCGATGACGAATGGCTTTCTCAGGCAGTTCCGGTCACGGATGATGAATGGAATCAAATCGCAAGTTCCGGTCCTAACGTCGATCTTGTTGACACGTCCGAAGATGCCCCTTCCCTGATCCGTGCTGAAGTAGGCGCGCTTACGAAAGGCGAAGATCGTCTTGCCGCGCTTCGCAAGCACTATCCCGACGCAATACCTGATCCGAACGACCCCGAAAACTTCATCTACACTGATCAGAATGGCGTCGTTCGTCGCTATAACAACCCGAATTGGTCGCCCTTCAATGCTGGCGATTGGTCGTCGGTCGCTCCCGAAATCGGCGAAAGCATCGGCGCTATTCTTGGTGCGGGTGGCGGTGCTCTTCTTGGCGGCTTTGCCGGTTCGGCTGTTCCGGTCGTCGGCACGGGCGCTGGTGCTTTGACGGGCGGTATTACTGGTGCGGGTGCGGGCGCGGTCACCGGTCGCGAAACTACACAGATGGGTCTTAATTGGTTGTTCGGCAACGACGACACACGCACGACGGGCGAACGTCTCAAAGACGGTGCTACTACCTTTGCCATGGGCGCTGCCGGTGAAGCTGTCGGACCGCTTGTGCTTCGACCCGCCGCTAAATTGGGCAAGTATGCCCTTGCTGGTGGCAAAGTGGTGGATGCGCCGGAAAAGGCTGTTCAGCGACTTGAGGACGCGCGCAATGTCGGGTTCGAACCTACTGGCGGCATGGTCACCGGATCGGAACGGCAAGCGCGTCTTGAGCATGGTCTAATCAACACAATTGGCGGGGAAAAGATTCAGTCCCGCATCAATGATGCGTTTGACGCCACGGGTAACAAGTTTTTCGAGACTACCGCCAACATGCGCGGCAATACTCCATACATGACGAATGCCGATATTGGCGCTGCCCTGAAGGAGCAAGCGCAAGCGGTCAAGAAAGCTGCCTACGACGAATCCAATCAGCTTTATGACGAAGTCGGCGCAAAGGTAACCGCTCCTGCTTCGGTCAACAGCACTGCGAAATACGTTGCCGATCTACAGGCAGAAAAGGCAAGCCTGTCCGAAGTCGGCAAGCAGAACCATGCGGCGAACATTGATCGCGTCATTGAAGAACTCACGCCCGTACTGAAAGACTTTGAAGCTGGTCGCGCGAACTTTAACGATATGAAGGAGCTTCGGACCCGTATCGGTCGAATTAAGGAAGATGCATCCCTTGACCCTTCGTACAGGCATCGTCTGAATAGCTCTTATGACGCTCTAACCAGAGACCTTGAAGAAGTCGCCCTTTCGTCTGGCGACGAAGCCGCACAAGCATGGCGCAAGGCAAACGACAATTATCGCGCTCTTGCCCAACAGTACGGAAAGGGAAGCATCGCGGCAAAATTGGTCGATCCGAACACCAATCCCGACACAGTCCGCAATCTTGTATTCGCTCAAGTCGGCAAGGGTTCAAACAACCTCGCTGTTGCTCGTCGCGCAATCGTTCGCGGCGAAGGCGGTCAAGATGTTTGGGATAACGTCGCATCTTCCTTCATCGAAAGCATTGGCAAGAAGGTTGTCGAAGGCAATGAAGTTTTCGACCCGACCGCATTTGTGAAGGTTTGGAACGACGAAAAGAAGCTTAGCAAGGAAGCCAAGAACGTTCTGTTCAAGGGCACGAAGATGCAGCAATACGCCGAAGATATGGAGCGACTTGCCCGCGTTTCCGACAACCTGAAGCGTTATGGCAAGTACCGGAATCACTCCGGTACTGCCGCCCAAATGACCGCAATGGGTTCGTTGAATCCGCTCAGCAAAGAAAACCTCTATGCTGCTGCCCTTGGTGGCATCTTCAGCGGTGGTGACCTCATGACCGGTTTGGCGACAGGTGCGGGTAAGGTCGCGTTGACCGGTGCCAGCATCGCGAACAGCAAGTACAAAGCGCACCTTCTTACATCGCCCGATTTCGTGAATTGGCTGGCAAATGTGCCGAAGGCAGAAATGCAGAAAGGCGGATTGAAAGCGCATCTGAAAAAGCTCTACAGCATTCGCAATACTGCTGGTAATCGGGCTGCTGCTGCCATCAATGGCTACATGCGCGACTTGGGAATCCAAGAAGACGAAAATCAATAAATAGACCGACTACAAGCATAACAATAAGAGAGGGCATAAGCCTCCATGACCGACTATTCTCAGTCCAATTGGGCAGAGCTTGATTCTGACAATGACAGTGTTGCGCCGAACGGGGTTCAGGGCGGCTATGCGCCGTCTGCCATTGCGCCGATCATCCGTGCGATTATGGGTGCCGCCAAGCGGAATTACAATCGATCCAATGCGATCTACACCACGACGGGCACGGGCAACGCCTATGTTCTGACATATGAAGGTGCGCCGCTTGCCTATATTAAGGGTGAGATTTACCGCATCTTTGCTGATCGGGCGAACACTGGCGCGGCTACGCTGAACATCAACGGTCTTGGTGCGAAAGCCATCATCATGCCCGATGGTTCGGCGCTGACTGCTTCCCAAATCAAAGCCGGTCGCATCATTGAAGTTGCCTACAATGGCACGAGCTTCCTGATGATTGGTCATGTCGATCAGAACTTGAAGCTTGGCGATGTTTCGGCAAATACGCTTGTTCTCACGACAGCCTTGGCAGTTGCGGAAGGCGGCACGGGTTCGACAACGGCGGCGGCTGCGCGCACTGCCCTTGGAACCGACAACGCTTCGAACCTCACACTTGGTACGGTTGCCGACGCTCGCTTGCCAACTTCCATGGCTGGCAAGACGTTCACTTCGCTCGCTACCGTAAGTGCTGGCAACTCGATTGCTAATGCCGACTTCCTCACGCTGAAGCCAACCGACTTCGCGACAGGCAAGCCGCAACTGTCCATCAAGAAGGATAGCACTGCCGGGAACTGGTCAATCATCCTATGGGATGGCGCGACCACCAACGGTGCGCTGAACCTTCAGTCGGGTTCCTTGCTTCATAACGGAAGCACTGTCTGGACATCCGCAAATGATGGTTCCGGCTCTGGTCTCGATGCGGGCTTGCTCGAAGGACAAGCCGCTGCATATTACCGCAACGCTTCGAACATCAATGCCGGGACGATTGCCGATGCTCGCTTGCCGACTTCCCTTGCCGGTAAGACGTTCACTTCGAACACGACGATTGACCACGCTACGACGGCGGACCTTCGTTTTGAATTGGCTGGTATTCTGTCTGGTCGCCTCTATCGCGACGTCGGCGGCGGTCTCGTTATGCGTCGGTACAATGAAACGACAGGCGCGGCTGAAGGCTATATCCAAATCCTCGGAAACGGGGTGAATGATGCCAAGTATAACGGCAACATCATGTGGCATGCCGGTAACGATGGGTCCGGTTCGACGCTGGATGCCGACTTGCTTGACGGCTATCACGCGTCCGATCTGTTCCGAGACAATGCGGACTTCACATCCACCGGCAATATGACGCTGTCGAACGGCGCGCCGTATATCCGCCTTCAGGATACAACATCGGGTTCTTATGACGCGCGCGTTCGATTGGATGCGAACAACATCTATTTCGATGGCTCTTCGGACGGCACCAACTATTCCGAAGTCATGCGCTTTGAAATGGACACCAAAGCCGGTTACATGACGTCACTGTTCTTGTCGTCTTCCGGTGAAGCACTTCGTCTTGCCGCGCCGACTGCCGGTCAAGACCCGTATATTTCGTTCTATTCTGGTGCGACCCGGACCACCTACCTCCAATACGTTGATAGCGGAACGCACGCCGGATTCTACATTACTAATGACGTCACGGACGACAAGCTTGGTATCGACAATTCGGGCGGCACTTCGGCGCTGCGCTTTTGGGATAACTCGCGTTCGGCTCTTGATGTGGTCCTGACATCGGCGAACTACGGCAGCTATGACACTAACATTGTGTCTGGTGGTATGGCTGGTCTCGGAGTTGGTACGGTTGGTACTTATGCTCTGCTTATTCGGACTACTGAAGGCACTGCTGATACTCCCGGAGCTACTGTTAGTGGGTCGCTCGTTCAATACACGAACTGTAATGGTAACGGGTCTGGTGTCAGTCCGCCCGGAACATGGCGATGCATGAGTTATCAGAACGGCGGTAGTGAAGGTCGAAGAGTTACAATTTACTTGAGGATATCTTAGAGGCTGCCTCAAAAAGAATTGAGTGATTTCAGCCAGTTGTGATTCCGTCGGATTTGCAAAGATTCGATGGAGATCACGATGGCCTGGACTGAAACCACCCGGCGCAATTATGTCCGGCGGACGAGCGGATATGCAAGCGATGTCACGGATCGCGAATGGGATTTTGTTGCACCGTTCATGCCTGCGCCACGGCGTCTGGGTCGTCCGCGCAAGACTGATTTGCGCGATGTTTTAAACGCCCTTCTCTATATCGCTTCGACAGGCTGCCAGTGGCGGATGCTGCCGAAGGACTTTCCGCCCTGTTCGACGGTGCAGCGATATTTCTATGAATGGCGGGCAATGGGTCTTTGGCCACGGATCAACCATCACCTCGTCATGGAGGCGCGGGAACTGGAGGGGAAAGAAGCCTCGCCGACAGCGGGCGCGATCGACAGCCAAAGCGTTAAAACGACGGAAAGCGGCGGTATTCGTGGCTTTGATGCAGGCAAGAAGATTAAGGGCCGCAAGCGCCACATCATTGTCGACACGCTCGGGCTGATGGTCGGCCTCATGGTGCACAGCGCCGATATTCAGGATCGCGACGGCGCTCCCGATCTCCTGAAATCCATCAAAAACCGGTGGCCGTGGTTGCTTCATGTCTTCGCTGATGGCGGCTATGCGGGCGACAAGCTCAAAAAGCGGCTGCAGAAAATCGGGAAATGGACACTCGAAATCATCAAACGTTCCGACAAGGCCAAGGGTTTTGAAATCCTGCCACGCCGCTGGGTCGTCGAGCGGACCTTCGCCTGGCTGGGTCGATGCCGCCGACTGGCCAAGGACTTCGAAAAATCCGTCGCTTCAGCAGAAGCGTGGATCACCATCGCCCACATCCGCATGCTCACCAGACGCCTTGCAAGATATGGATATCGTTGAAACCTTTTCGAGTCCGACTCTTAACATGGAATTTCGCAATCCTGTCTACAGTAGCGCTGACAGTTCTACAATTGACATGGAAATTAACCACCCGAAATACGGATGGATTCCATTCACGGCATCGGCTACCGATGTAGAAGAACATGGTCGCCAGCTTTTTGCGGATGCGAGCGCGGGAAGTGTGGCACCATATCAAGCCCCTTCGATTGAGGAAATTCGCGACCGGATGCCGTATCTCACGGCACGCCAGCTTCGTCTTGGTCTTGTCAATAACGGCTATTCCATGTCTCAAGTGTCGGCGGTAATCGACGCGATGCCGGAAGGTTCTGACAAGGAAACGGCGCGCATTGAATGGGAATATGCGACGACGTTTGAACGCACACATCCCTTGATCGCGACCGTTGGCGCGGCTCTCAGCATCAGCGAAGAGCAAACGGATACGATGTGGACAGCCGCCGCGACCCTGTAACGCCCCTCACCCGAAATGGAAAATGCCACGAATTCGATTTCCGGTTCGTGGCACTTTTGTTTGCGCAGTTGTTAGATTTGGCTTCAGGCAAGCCATTCGGTGATTTTGTCACCCATGGCTTTGTTTAAGACGGCTTGTCCGCCGAATGAACCGCCCGCAACGCGTGGGTGTGTACCGTCATCAGAGCAATAGCTTGTGCCGGGGATCGCGATCAACGTATCACCAACTACCATCGTGTTTGGTGCTGCGGAAGACATGGTGATGTCACCATTGGTGTTGCCGTTGCCCGTCCGTGACACACCGACGTTCGCGCCGGTCCGGAACTGAACGAAACCGTTCGGGATGGTCGAGGAACCACGATTGTAGTTCGAATTGAACCGCGACGTCGTAATGACGGAACTGATCGTGATTTCTTGTGGAGCCGGGATCAGCGGGTTTTCACCACCAATTACCCATCGACCCGCATCACGCGAAGGTTCGAACGGATCAGCCCATTCAACATAATCATCAAAATATGCGCCGCTACGAACAGCCGCATTGAATTGACCGCGTTGCGAATCCGGACCCGGATCGTAGTGAGAAGACCAAGGCGATTGCCATTGGGTCGTGCTTGTTGCCTTCCACGCATCAAGAACCGGAGAACCGGTTGCCGTGGGGGTTGCCGATCCGGGGAACAACAGTTGAACTGTATTTGCTCCGGTATCGATAGCCGTACAAACAAAGCTGCCATTGTATTCGGTTTGGGTTGCGCCCGTGAGGCGATACGCCATGCCGACGACATATTTGCTTGCGTCCGGAACAGTTGCCGTGATCGCATTACCAGACGAAGTTGCCGTGACCGCAACCGCCGCCGCATCGGATGTCCGGGGAAGCATTGTCGCTTGCGTGAATTTAATGTTCTGCGCATTGGCAAGCGACCGCATCGCAGTGAGATAGCCGAGCAACGTATCTTTAGACGTGCTTGCGCCAAAATCGTTCGTACCGAAGTTTGAAACAAACCGAGTGATACCGAGCTTCTTGGCAAGATCGATCTGCTTCACAAAGTTTGCTGCGCTGGACCCGCCATAAGTCGCCGCTGTCGTGCCGGTGATGCTGGCTTGATATGCCGGACATTTGCCGTTCACCGCGTTGTAGACGGCTCCATTGTTATTGGTCATGATTGAATCACCAACAGCGTACAGAGCTTCTTTCTTGAGAAGAGACCGCAGCTTATGGGTTCGGAGACCGGCAAAACCAAGGTTTGCGATATAGGTCTGTCCTGCCGCAACCGTCGAACTGAAGTTGACTCGGAACGATCCACCAACCGGAATCTCCGCTGATGGAATCAATGTGTCGCCTTCGACGTTCCCGCCCGCCGTGACAACAACCGAACCAATATTCGCCACGACAGTACCAACCGGATATTCAATCGTGCCGGTGACCGTGTAGCTGGCACTGGTATCGGTCGTGCCCGTGGTGCGAAGTGTCCACCCCTGAAACACCAGAGACAGTTCCGTTATCGCCGCGCCACTTTCGTTGACGAACGTCGCCGCATAGGTCTTTGCCGTACCATCGCCGGTAGATGGTGCCGAACCGGAATTGTGACCCGGACCATAGAGACGATGTGCCAATCTTTTTACGATTGCATCGACCGGAGCACCGCCGCCGCGATTGAATGTCGGGCGCTTGCCGAACCCGATCCCAAAACCGATCTTCATCGATTAAGCCGCGATAACGGTAATCTTAATGCCGGTTCTAATCGCGAACGGAAAGGACGAACCGGAGACGATTTTGCATCGTGGTTGTGCCGCCGCATCTGGCGTGCTTCCGTCACTGGTGAAGGCAACATAAATGTCTGCTAATGCGTTCACGATGAGATACTTTCGTGAGGCTTTGACAAACTCGTATGTCTCACCGGTATTCAATTCGACGGAGTCAAAATCGCTGGTCAAGACGTCGGACTCGGAATCGATATTTCCGTAAAGAAGTTGGGCAATTGCCATTCTTAAGTAGCTCCTAAAATTCATTGGCTTTTAGGGTATTTATCAGCCGATGAAGCTTGGAAGCGGGGAAGCAGGATTTGGCGAATGCTAAATAGAAGCGTCAACACTCTTCTAATAGTCGTGCCTTGGCATGACAAAGCCGCCACGGGTTTTCCTGTTTCCCGTGGCGGCTTCTTTTTGTTTGGCGATATGCCGACTATTTCAGATGCTTTCTGTGTACCTTCACAATGATCCAGTCGTTAAAGCAGTCGTTCCGTCTCAGCACGTCATGTGCGAATTGCTCGTGAGCTTCCATGAAAGAGGCTTCGCCTTTCGACTTACAAAGATGAAGGATTTCGCGGTTGAAGCGGTCCGGACCATGCTGTTCGACAAGCGCCTTCAATGCGTCATTGCTACCAAAATAGGTCTGCCAATCACTTTCTTTAATGACAGTCCGCTTCCGCTTCTGCCCTTTCAATGGCGGCAGTTTGCGCGTGCTGAATAGCTGTTTCTTGCCGACGTAAAAGCGTCCGGTCACTTTGTCTGTGATCTTGTAGACGAACGAATGGTAAGCGCCGATGTCGTCGGACGTGAACGGTTTACCGCGATAGAGCCACGTCATTTCCGGGCGAACAGATCGAATTCAGCCTTACGACGCTTTGTTAGACCGGCAAGCGGCTTCAGGACGCCATTCACACGCGCCTTGTTCCATTGGAGCCAAGAACGCTCAATCTCAGCCAATGGGGCTCTGGCATTGATCTTTTTGAGAAGCGTGGACGAACCGAACGCACCGATACCGAGATTGTACGCGAAGGAAACGAGCGCTCCGAACTGATCGTCTGTTAGCTTGACCTTCACGAGCTTCGCCACGCCACTTTCGAAAACAGCAAGATCGGCTTTCAGCAGTCGTTCGGCTTCAGCTTCCGTAATGGTCTTTCGGCGCTTCACGTCGTCTTTGGTGACGGTCTTCGTGTGTCCATATCCGATGGTTGGGATATTTGCGGGACAGAAATACGCCCGAAGTTCGCAGCCTTCGGACGTCTTGATTAGTGAAATTGCTTTTGGGGAAGTTGTGTTTGTCATGCCGATATTTATCGGCGGATGACGAACTATCCCCGGTCGAAGCGCTTGTTGGCTTCAATGAGTGCGGCGATTGAAGCGGCAGACTCGCGAATGCGCGTCAAATTGTCTTCCATTTCTTCATGCCAAGACTCGATAATGATCATGCGCTCAGCCAACGAAAGGTCTTCGAATTCGGCACTGTTCGGGAAATTGATGACGTTATTCATTTTCTCTGTATCCTCTAAAATCAATGTTGCTCGTTAGCTTTTTCGATGAAGCCGAAACCCAATTCGGACCAGCGCTTTCCGACAACGCTTTCATCGAAAGTCGTCATCAGGTAGCGAGACTTACAATAGGCTTGGCGGGTAATGACCTTTTCCGGGTTGTTACAGACATTCCAAAGTCCCGGTTGGCTGATCAGGTCGCCGATTGCTTTTGCCGCGCTGTTGCCTGAAGTGAACGAACCCCAAGGTGTCAGATACGTTCCTACCGTCCGAAGCTGTTTGCCGATCAACTTTTTGCGCTGCTTGTCCCGCCAAGAGTCAGAAACTACGAAATAGCCGCCGCCGCCATCGTACTGATTAAAAACCGGATTAAGTGTCGTCATGTGCGCCGTCTCGCGCTCCCCCAACATGCCAATATCGCACAGTTCGATGGTTCGAAATTCCAAGCATGAATTGCCTGTTGCGCTTTGATTATAAGCTTCCTGAAGCCCTTCGTTATGGTGAGTGCCCTTATAAAGTTCCCGTAGGTGCTGGTACTGTCTTTTCTTGAGATTGCTCGATGCGCCGACATATATGTTCCCCGTATCTCGGTGCTCAATGATGTAGACGCCGCAGTTGTCATTTACGCTATTCATTTCAATATTCTCCTGTTTGTTATTACGTAATTATTTATCTCCCCGTGACCTGAAAAAGCCCTGTTTTGACGCACGTTTTGTGCTTTTTTCAATGGGTTAGTGTAATTTTCTTGCGTTCTACATCCGACGCTCAAAACTTCATTTGATTCTAAATACCCCTGTAAAAAAAGCAGGAGCTATCACCCATGATTAAGGTCATTACACTTGGGCTTCAGTCGCCCAATTCGACACTCAATATTATTCAGAGAGGCGGGAAGAGGTTCGTCCTTGCGCTCGCCATTAGTCTTGAAACCAACGCCGACAATCTCGCTGATGTGATGCCGAATACGCCGGTAACGTTCTCGATTGAGGAAGTGCCGTTCGCAGTCGTGAAGAAGGCATTCGCGGACACCGATCCGGATTCCGATGTCGGCGCAATCATCGCTATGGAAGACGGAAAGGCCCTATCCGAAGAAGCCTTAGAGGCAGTTCGGGGTTACGTGCGCCGAAGTGTGATGGCGCTGCCGGTGCGCGATTTCAAGCGAAATCTGTTGGGCGGTTAATTTAGTACCAGTTGCCGCCTTTACGCGCTTTCAGGGTCTTCGTGACCCATGAGCCGCCAATAAAGACTTTGACGGTGGATGTATGCCAAGCGCCGCCGGTCCAAACTTTGACAATGGACGATCCAGAAGGCGGTGTCGAAGACGGTTCGAAAACCGCCCATGCCATGAGAGGCGAACCACTCGTATCAACAAGCGAAACGGTATGACCGACTGCCGCCGATGTGAACGTTCGGCTTCCCCAAACCAAGGTCTTATCGTCCACGGTCCATTGGTCGCCATCAAGGTCCAGTCCGATCAAATCCCCGGTTAAATCGCCGTCACCACGACCATAGAACATCACTTGACCATTGGCAGGGACGTCAAAGCTGGTCGATGTGCCGGACATCTGTGAACCGGCAGAAATCGGTATCGGGTTCGCGCCATTAAGGGCATATGCCGCCAAGCCTATCGTTCTGGCAATCTGTCCAAACGACGGCGTGACAACAATGTTACCGGACGTGCCCGAAACACCTTCAGCGGTAGCAAGGTAGACGTTCGCTATTCCGGTAGCGGGGGTAAGGGTAGCGGCAACCCCGCCGATTGTCGCGGATTCCAACGGCATAATGCTATTGAAGGAATCTTCCGCGTACAGGAAGACCGAGAGAACCCGCCCCGTGAACTCCGGACCGAAATTCATTGTGATGGTATTGGCGGAAACGGACGAAGAGTATGGACCAACAAGAAACGGCGAATTCGGTTCATTGTAGTCGTTGAACGAACCACCAATGCCGCTGCTACCTTCCTTGACTTCCAAACCGAATGCGACGGTCGAAGAACTCGACGTCGTCCAAGTGATCGCGGTTGGTGCTGTTGCGCCGCTGGCATGTTGTACTTGAATGCGGGTGTTGGTCGTCGGATTGTTGTCATAGATTTCTGTGAAACCAGACGGCGGCGGTTGCGCGGTCCCGGAATTGGTGGTGACAAAACCGACCACCTGTGAACCGGACGCGTATGCTGCCATATTGGCAGTATGGGATGTTCCCGTTGACGCTACGACAGCTTGAAAATTCGAAAAATCTGTACCCGCGCCGGTAAATTGTAGAATTACAATCGCCGTCTGTGTACCACCGGACCTAGTGGCAGACACCGTCATTGCGGCGGAACTTCCAACCTCACGGGCATAAAGACGAGCCGCCGAATTGCCCACAACGTTGCCCGCACTTAACGCTGTCCACGTTCCACCAAGACTATCGGAAATGGCGTTAGGAATACCAGCGCCAGAACCGCGCGCTACAACAAAGGCGATGAGAAGTGAACTGGCTGCCGGTGTGAAACTGGACGTTGTAACGGTCGCAAAACCAGTACCCGCCGACGCAGCAACAATTGGAGCGCTAACAGCCATTAGTTCGTATCAATCCAGACATCGCCTTCAGCCGGGGAAGCTGGTGCCGTTGTGCCGACATGGATGTTTTTGGCTGAACCGGTTCCAAGCGAAGTCCAGCCAACCGCGTAGTTGGTGCCGGATGTCTTGTTCAGGACTTGACCGGTCGTTCCGCCACTTGGAAGAAGGCGCGGCTTCACGGCATCACGGATTTCATTCCCGATGCGCGTTGCCAAGCTGGAAACTGAAGATACAACGGACATTCAAATATTAGACCAAAGCTGCTTCGAAAACGGTCACGAAGTTGGTCGTCGTGTCACCCACATCAGCCGTCGCAACAGCGCCAATGTTCTGGCGTGCCTGAAGCTGTTGGGCAGCATCCAACGTTTGAGCGGCATCGACGCGAACGCGATTGGAAAGCGCCGTGGTGATTGTCGCAATGTCGCTGTCATTGGCGGACAGAGCGTCACCAAGTTCCTTCAGCGTATCGAGCGCAGCAGAAACGCCGGGACCAAGGATTTCATCCTTCGTGGCGGCAAGCTGATCAGTGACCTTCTGCGAAGACCAAACGGCACCACTCGACACGGTTGAGTCATTGATCGTCGCACCACCAGCCCCAACAGCATCGATAGCTGCTTTCAGTTCGTTGATAGCCGCGACCAGAGACGCCTTCTGTACAGTCGTCAATGTGGAAAGGTCGGTGAGATTGCCGTTAATGAGCGTGCGCAGCGCCTTGGCTTCATTACCGGTTCGTGTCGCAAGGTTGGAAAGGTTCGTCTGTAGAGACATTAAATCAAGGCTCCTTCAAAGATTAGGTACATGTCCGGCAAGTCGTCATAGAATCCGGGACCGGTCGGACCAGTCGGACCAACAGGACCAGCCGGACCTTGTTCAGTTGCGGTAATGAGAGAAAGGCTGTTCGATGCCGTGTCGGACCGCTCGATTTCGATAATCGAACTGTTGTCCACCGACAGCGAAACGAAAGACGGGGTTGGATTCTCGACAATGATGACGGTCGTCAT